GGGGGGTATCTGATTTTCGTACAGATGGAGGAAATGATCAATTGATGTCTCTGTAGTTTTTTCTAGCTGGTAAAATTTGTAGAATAGTATATAAAGATCATTATATGACATACCCCCTGTAGGATGGTCTGAAAATATATGATTAAAATCTCCAGTAAGATCGCCCATTATTATGCTTATGAATGAGTAATCATTATAATTAATTATAGTAATAAATAAAAAAATATTTTTTCAATTTTTTAATGATATAAATACTATCATGAGTGGCTAAGATATAGTAAAAATAAGAAGGTTCTAACTGTTAAATAGAGTATGTCATTATTTTTTTAATGATATAAATACATCAACCAGCATTGAAACATGCTCGACATTTTATCCATACGTATAAAACTTATTTTATTTTGTTCATAATGTGTGTTATAAATATTATTAAATATAGAGTCCTTTTTACACAAGTATTGGACAAACTCTGGACAATCCAATAACTTATGAACTTTAAAATAATTCTTTAGACTAGTATTATCCAAATCACGCGAATCTTCTGCATTAAGTATGATGTATATCTCGTCATATATATTATTAAAGTGGTAATAATCATAATATATTTTTTTTATAAGATCTAGAGGTAATCTCTCTCTATTACCTAATCGTCTATTCTTATTATCAATTTTTAGATTATCAAAGAACGGTTGCGACAAATGTGCGCATATATTATATTTTTTTATAAATGCAATCATCGTGTAATAATATTGTAATATTGTAATATATAAAAAAATATTTTCAATTTTTAATAATAAATGAATTGTAAATCAATTTCTATCTTCCAAATGAAGTTGAAGATGATTCAGCTCTAATAATACATGGAGCATAATGTTGTTTAGTTGTTGGACCGATCTGGCTGAAAATCGTCATAATATGTTCAATAACCTTTAATTGGACGGGATTCTTATCATCATCCCTCATTAAACAGACCCTAGCAATTTCATGCATTGCTGTGATTGTAGGATCACTTTTTGGAGGTTCAATCGGGATTGTATGACTAACATCTCCAATCTTTAGTGTTAAATCGCCACGTGGTAGTACCTTGAATGTATATTTTTTCCCAGGTTCTAGACTGCATTCAAGTTTGTCTTTGCTATGTCTACAATTACTTGTTACCGTTACAGGAGTATTTGTTACAGGAGCATATGATGCATAAATGTTTGAGAGTGTTATCTCTACTGTATCAATCGCATCTGAAACAACTGTTTGAGCATTCAGAATATGTTTAATTCCTGATTGCAAAGTATAAGCCTGAAGAAGTGTTCGTCCCATAAGTACATTACGAAATTCACGCGTATCCAATAACCAATCAGGGCCTAACCCGTGTTTAGAATTATGTCTAGGAATGTAAATGAAATGAGTCGGGTCAAATCTTTGGATTAATTTCTTATAATCGAGTATCGTTACTTCTGCAATATCAGAAGGTAATGATATAATACGAACATCTGCATTTGCAAATTCAGTAGGAACATGTGTCCAATTGGACACAGTGCCTATATTCATCCTCATACGGGATACCATTCCTGGATCATTTACCATAGTATAGACCTCATCGCCATATATTGCAGTTTTCTTAGGAGTATCTGTATGTGCAAATAATGTCGTTGTATATTTTCCATTTGGCGTGTGAAGACTAACTTCTACATTTGGAATTATTTTTTCAGGTGAGAGTTCTGGTTCTGCAAGTTCTACGATAATATCATAGAACCCGTCGTAACATTCTTTGGATCTAAAGGTTGTCATCTTTAAAATATGATTGAAATAATAATATAAGATACAATATATGTAAATTTCAATATTTTTGAGATATTGTTATATTCAGGTAGTAAATGATGAATCCATTACGAAATTCACAGGTGGTGGCGGTGGTGGTGGAGGTATGGGGAATTCGTATTGTTTTAATATTGAATCAGGATGTTTGAGACCAAATTCACTTGTGAACCTCATTGATCTTACAAATTCTTTACCATTCTCGGTAAAGTAAATCATATAAATTAAAAATACAATAAATCCAATAATCATCATACATAAAATAATTAGACATATACTCATTCCTGTTAATATAAAAAGTGGTTGTATTTTAGTATCTTCTATTGTTTGAGGTATAGTAGTTTCACCTAGTTTCTCATTTATTGTAGTTTTTAATTGTTCATTTGTTTCTGTCATTCCAATATTTTCTAAAATATAACTTTGTAAAAATATATTTTCTTTTTCAGAATCTATTTTTGCATTAGTTTTACATAATTGTGTTAAATATGGAATATCATCTAATTCATCAATCATCATACATAAACCTTCATTAACCATTCTTATAATTTCTTTTTTAATTTCGTCCATTTAATATTATTAATAAAATAATTCTATAGATTTAATGCTTCAAATCTTGTATTTATATTTCTATTAGGAAGTTTTAAATGCAATTTATTAATTCTTGATACCATTCCAGAAGTCCATGGCCTGGATCTATTAGAAATATTATAATCATTTAATAGATCTGCAATTTCACTAAATGTTAACATATTTGGTTTTGAAAATGTTGTAATTTGTGTATCATCCGCATCATAATAATTAATTGGAACTGTATTCGTTGGTATAATTTTATTAAGTAAAACATTAAGCTGTTTACAATTTACACCACGCCTTGCATGTACAATAAATTCCATAATTGAATGTTCTGTTTTATTTATTTTAAATTTTCTAATACCATTTATTCTTTCTTGTTGGAAACCAAATTTAGCTCGTCCAAATTTCCATCCTTTACTTTTAAGTACAGTATTATTACTTATAATACGATGACTAATTTGATTAGATTCAAATTCAGACTGCGACAATCCAAGACGTAGTCTATGTAAATCAGTATAATGATTTAATTGTAAATTTTCTTCAACAAAATGTAGATGTATATTTTTTGCAGTACATTCTTTCATAAAATCAAGTGCTTGTTGCGTATTTCTTGAAAATCTAGAAATATTATAAAATACAATGTTGCAATTAGAATTTGTATTTAAAATAGATTTCAATTCAGATTGTCTATTAATATTACTAGCAGATACAACTTCTGTAACTGTTTGTTGAATATTCATTCTATTACTATTGCAATATGCAGTGCATACATTGGTTTGATTCTCAATACTAAAATGTTCCCCATTGTATCCTGCTTGGTTAGGGCTTGAGATTCTTGTATAGATAATACTAGTCATTTATATTAAAAGAATAGTTATTATATAGGGGGCGCGATAATCAATTTTTATTCTAATATAAATTGTAGAAATTTATTCTGATCTTTAATAATTATATCAGCCATTTTTTCATAACTCAATTTATTATTCCAATTAATCCAATAATCCTCGTCTGGAAGATCACATAATTTTAATTTTAATTTTTTATTTACAATTATTTCGACATTTCTTAGCCAAATTTTAAATTCCATTTATATATTTATAAATAATAAATATATAAATGATTGAATATTTAAGAAAAGTGATATTCCTTAAATAAATATATGTTCTGAAATGTAATTATTCCTAAACATATTAGAATAATCCAGTGAAAATAAAGTTTAATTCGTTGAAATTTTTCAAATTCATTTGCTATTTGTTGCTTATCACTGTCATCTATTGTATGTAGTCGAGAATGAACACTTAATTTTTTATTCGATCTAGAAATTATATTTCCATATATTATTAGGTCAAATAATGCATCTCTGAAAATTGTATTTTCAATAATATTATTATTATCATTAATGCAATTTTCAAATAATAAATTTTTATAATATTCGCCATTTGGTGATATGGATATTATAAAATTTTTAATAATATCCATTTTTATAATTAAATTAAAATATATTTAAATTCAATTATATTTCAAATTTATTAGTATAGAATAAATAGATTTTACTATTATTGATTGCACTTGTGGTGTATGCCAAAATTTTATAGCTATAAATATAATATAATATTTATAGCTTATAATAATGTTTCCAAATAAAATAGAATTAACGAGAGACAAGTATCCAGCAAAAGAAGATTACAAGTCTGGAGGTCCTGCATCTATTGTTGAAAATAGTAGTTATATAATCCGCCCAGAACCATTATCCTCCTTTAAGAGAGGCTCCAAATTTAGATTATTTGGAGAGAGTATATTAAATTTATATGATTTAGATTTTAGTAAATATACATTAATTTTTAATTCACATCCTGAATGGTATTCATATTTTACACTATCGAAGTTATAAAATTAATAAAATAAAATAATTAGTTCTAATTCATATCACCATATTGGAATAATCCTTGATAAACGATTGAGCCTGTCTCATCTAAAAGCATGCCTTCGCCTTGTTTTTCATCATTGACCCATCCACCAGTATATTCAATAGTACCAGTAGATTCATAATATGAAGAACCAATATTATGTTTTTTACCTTTATTAAATTCTCCTTCATACATTTTATATCCATTTTCATAATATGATATACCTTCGCCCTGAGGCACTGACTCATTAAAAATGCCATCAAAATTAATTGTATTTTGTTCATTATTATAATATGTTTTACCTTGGCCATGATATTTTATAATTCCATTAATAACAATACCATCTCCTTCATATTTTAATTTATTAGATTCATCTTTATATCGTATATATAACTTTGTAATTTTATTATTTTCATAAATAATTTTATCAGTATACCGATTACTATCTAAAAAATTAATATATTCACCATTATATTTACCATTTAACCATGTTATCTGACTAGATAATTCATTATTTATATATTTTTTTTGTATACCATTTAATATACCATTATTATATGGGGAAATGATCATTTCCCCATTTTCCTGATATATTATATTTTCTCCATGTAATTGATAATTTTCATTTGTTCTAATTAAATGAGATGGGATAGATTTAGTATTTTCCCAATTAGATTCAGTTGAATTAAAATAAATTATTCCATCACCCATCAAAACATTATATTCTATATTATTTGTTTTAATTGGATCTATTTTTGGTATTAAATCAATCTTAATCGGGATGGTATTGCCATCAAAAATCATTCTACCAGTTGAAGTAAATACTTTAGTTTTACCAATGATATAATTTATACCACCAACATCTTTTACAATACCTTTACAAAATACTATTCCATTATTATGATAAAAAGTTCCATTTAGTGGTTTATTTTTCTCATTAAATTCACCTTCAAAAGATATAAAATTGTTTGAATATAACTTTCCCTTCTTAAATTTACCGTTTTCAAATATTCCATCAAATAAAATAGATCCAGTTATATCAAATAATGTACCACTCCCGTCTCGTGTTATACCATTAAAATTTCCTTTATATTCTATATTACCATTATTATAATAATCCGTTATATAAGTTGTATTAATGGATCTACCTAATTCCCAATTACTTTCAATCTTTGGTTCTCCATTATAATTATATAGTATACCTGCTCCATGTCTAAAATCATTCAAAAATGTACCTTTATAAAAATCTTTATTTGCATATGTTTCAATGCCTTCGCCATTTTTTTTATTGTTAGAAAATGTTCCTTTATAAGATATGGGGAATGTATCATCTAATTTATCTAATTTATTAGTATATGTTAATATACCATATCCTTCAAGATTATTATTTTGAAAATTACCATGGAATGAAAATAATTCATTCCATAATTTACCATAACCATTAAATTCATCTATATCATTAAGTTTACCCTGATATATATATTTTAATGATTCTTCATCTGTATATGTTAGAGTAGTAAACTCTTGTGTTTTATTAATTAAATTCGATGTTTTTCTGATTGTACTAAACATGGTTATTTTATATATTAAAATTTGATTTATATCAAAGTTTAATATTTTCATTTTTTTTAAATATATAAAATAGTTAAATATCAATCGTATTACCCGTTTCCAAGTATTTACCAATTAAATTATTTTGAGTAGTTTTACTACCACCCTTCTTAATTGTTTTTTTACCTGTTTTACTTGTTTTTGTACTACTTACACTTTCATTCGACGACAGAGACGATGTCTCTTTTTTGAAAATATAATATTTATGTAATTTACTAAATTCTAAACTAGCTTTATTAACACTGTCGTCCATATTATAAAATTCAGCAGAGTTTAAGAAGAAACTTCTACTTTTACTATTTTCTTCTTTAGGTGCAACATTTTCGAAAAAATTACGTTGTTGTTCATATATTGTATTAAATGAATCCGTTTCTACTAAATGCATATTACATTTTTCTTTTAATGAATTTACTAAAAAATTAGTTGTTACTAAAAATTCAGTATTATAAGTTCCCTCATCATTAAAAGTTGCTAGATGAGCATTATATGCTAATCCAGTTTTATCTATATTTTTTTCTTTATAATCATAACTACTTTTAAATTCAAAGAATTTTTTCTTATTACCATCAACACTATATGACGATTGAATATTACCATCCAATTCTTGGAATTTTTTATGAACTTTTTCACCATCAAAAGCTGTAATTATTAAATATCCATCATTTGCTAAAAAGTTATTAATATTCTGACAAAAATTATTCCATGTAATATCATCTTTTAATAAGAAATGAATCATTAATTGGCAATTAAATATATCGAACTTTCTATCATTTAATTTATTAATATCAGAACCGAAAATACTTTCTATTAACGTTTGATTTGCAGATGACATCTTACCAATAGCCTTGCTCTGACTTTGATAATTTAATTCTGTACCAGCATCTGCTATCAAAAACTCCATTTTAGGAAAACTAGGCATTTTTCTTTTAAATGCATTATATCTACTAATTGCACCATCAGTTGATGAATTAATTCCAGATGCATCTGGATCTAGGCCAATATAACTTCCAACTCTGCTATGGAAAAATTTAAGAATATCACCACCTCTCCCGCATCCTAGATCCAATACTGATAGTTTTTTAATTTTATCATTCATTACTTTAGGACTACAATATGTAAAAATCATATTACTTTTAATATAATTATGAAAATTTCTCATAGGAGTACCAAGATTAGAAGTTGTTTGATAATATGCATCTTTTTGTTTTTCAATTGCTACAACTGATGCATCAATTCTATTTTTAATGTCTGCTAACTCTTGGTCATATATTTTTTCATCACCGAGTTTTGACAAATCGTGTATTGTTACATTCTGCTGTATAGAGTTCCATACAGCATCTGCAATAACACTATTATTTCCATATTTCTTTTTAAATTTTAATACAGATTCGGTTTTATCATATCTTGTTCTTAATGGGACCCATCTAAATTCAGGTGATAAATCATTATTATTATTATAATAAAATTCAACGACTGTATTATCTTGTAATAGATCGCCTTCCATATCACGTACTACTCCAGATGAATCACTTATTTTTGCAATATGCAAATTATCATACTTTCTAAACAATACTGGTATTTCGATATTGTTTACTACTTTACCAACATGTAAATTAATAATTTTATAAGTATTTCCTTGAATTGTATTTTCCCCACTATCATCATATACATTCAAATATTTTCCAGTTTGTGGATCTTTCTCAAACTTTATGAAAAAATCTACCGAATTTTTCTCTGGAGGTTTCCATTTATAATTTCTATACTTGGTTTCTTTTAACGATTTAGTATAAATTTGCTGAAGTGGTGTAAAAATTAATCCATCTAAAATATATGGAACTTTAGATGCTTCTAATTTTGTATATGAATTCCATAAAATCTCCGCATATTTAAATATCTCATAATCACCGCCACCTAACACGAAAATAAAATATTTCTGGCACACAACTGTCTCATTCTTTGACGTTTTCAACTGTTTCATTAACATTGATAAATATGCACTAATATCGTCCTTATAATATTTCTCTATTAATTTCATATCAAATTTTCCATTATAAATATTGAATTTAAAATCAAATTTAAAACAATTCCTGATTACATCATTTAATTTATTATAACGTTCGGCCAAACTTGCTGTATTTTGTACATTCTCGCCCTTATAAAATACTATATCAAAAGTTGTATATATATATTTGTTATTAATAGAATTATAAATATACTCCCCATCTAAAATTGTACCATCAAAGTCTTTTACTTCAATGCCTGAATATTTTACCTCCAGATTTGCAAAAATTAAATATAATCGATTATTAGTAATTACACCTAGACATCTATCACCATCTGCTTTATCTGTTACAGAATATTTATTTGGTAAATTATCTACGATATGTACTACTTCTAATGATTGTACTTGTGGCCCATATAATGTCTTTGATACAAAATCTTTATCGTCATATAAAAGATTATTATATACTTTTAAAACATTCTCTTTCTCGTCTCTAGAAACAATATTATTGCTTTGTTCAATTATTTTTTTTACAAATGTTATATAATATAAAATCTTATCCAAATATTCTTTCTCTTTTGCAACACTTAATTTTTTCTTTTTATTAAAATCAATTTCTAATTCATAATTTGGGGTAATCTTTTGTAATTTATTAATATCATTACATTGTTTTACTGAAGTTAAATCTATTCTCAAATCAACTTCTGAATTATTTTCAATTACTACAGATATACGTGATTTCATTCTTAACATAATTGCAATTTTACTTACGTTATCTAATTTAATTAATTCACCTAATTTAGAATTTGATACCTTCTCCTCCTTCGCCAATCTAACTCTTATATTATGCTTATCCAAATTATAGGTATTATCGAAATCTTTCTTTTTATTAATTATTGATAAACCTTCATTATCACTACTTAATAATTTTGATGATAATATTGAAAATATTATATGGTTTTCTCTCTTATGCAACATTGCCATTAAACTATTTATTTTATCGACACCATCAATTGATATTCTGTATGTGTGAAAATTTTTACTATCGTAATTATATGATATATCTAACGTTTCAGTATGTATGATTTTATACTTCTTCTCATCAGCAAATATTTTTAAATATTTTAATATATCTAAAAATTGCTTCATATTTATACTGTTCGTTTTTGTATATCCACCAAACATAATTTCAAACTCGTCATCCCCTACTAAGTTTTTATATATATTTGTAAATTTGTTTAATTCCTCCTTATTAAATAATTCATTTGTCATTATCTATAATGTATATAAATATATATTTTTATATACTTTAAAGTTAGATAATTCAATATTTTGTTATATCTATATATAGCAAAATACATATCTGAATCTAAAAACAGAATATTCGCGATTTACATATTATTAGATGTTATGTTATATTTATTTCATTTTCCGAAACAGTCGATAATGACATATATTTTTAAAATATAAATTTATATTTTAAAAATAGGTTGGCGGATATTATAATTATCATTAAAACAAAATTAAAGTAATCTGTTTTTTGTGGTCTTAAACCCTATATATAAAATCAACGATCGATAGTCTCAATACTTTAAGACAAGACAGGATAGATCGCAGTAGTTCCATCCCATATACGACCTTTTTCGTTTAGGATTGTTTTAGACGATGATATTACATCTTCTAAAACACGTAATTCGTCTTTAGCCTGTTTATATGCATGGCGAGCATTATTCGAGTCATCGAGAGCTTTAATTATTTTGGGACATTCGCATCCATCATGATCGACGTACATGCTCTTCAGACAATTTTTTTTTTGTCTTTTATCTTTTTTATTTTGTTCCTTTCTTTTACGAACAACTATTTGCTGTTTTTCAACAATTCGCAGTAGGTCCAATATATTACGTTCACATTCCCAACATTTGTCTTTAAGTGCTTGATGTTTATCATCGACAACCTTCCAATCTTCTCGTGCTTTAATTATCTCAGGAGAATCATAGTCAGGATGCGCACAATTAATCTTACGCTGTTTCTCACCCAGATCCAGCAGAATCCGATATAATGCTTTTCCATGTAAGATTAATTGTGTGCATTCACGTGCGGAGCGTAAAAAAGAACCAAAATGGACGCTTAAAAACGATTGGTGTGTCGTCATGATTCTTTTCAGAAGCGGGGTATTGTCATAATAGTTTAATGATAGTGTATCTTATATAAGTTTTATTTTTCAATTTTATATATAAACATTCTTTCTACATGTCGAGATGGTGTATCGCATAATTAATTGGATATGTTTTAGATCCACCGAATATGTCCCTCTCATCCTCTTTCTTTTCCTTTTTATTATCATCGTAGACGTCGTCATCATCGTCTTCATCTTCCATGTTTATATCCCCAAATATAGAACTTGATTTTTTAGGAAGAATATCTTCAGATTCATCAATATCGAAATCTTCAGGTTCATCAATATCGAAATTGACAGGTTCGTCATTAAAATAATCAACAAGTTTAATAATAATACCTTTGATATTTAACTTTTGTATGAATTCGTTAATAGTAATTATTGGATGTTTTATATCAGCCAAATGATTTATATCCCCCTTATAACTCTTGGCAGGGGATAAATTGGACCCACCATTTATACTGTATGGTTTAGGGTTATAACCTAAATCATTTTTAAAATGTTGATAGTCCTCTTTAATTTTATCAATTTTTTGTTCATTGAATAAACCTATATTCTGAACAAATTCAGGATGAAGGTAATAAATATATATTCCTTCACGTGTAGACACAGCGTTATAAATAATATTAGATGTTTTTTTTTGTTCTGTAATAAGATATGCGATATCCATTTCAGAAGGTGGAGCAACCGGCCATATGCCATTATAAGGTGGATGAGTATGATAATTAATTATTACATTTTCAGACGATGGTTTTAAAACATATCCCATTATCATACCATCTTCCCCTTTTATAGTAAGAGTACACTTAGTATTATCAATATATCCTGCAAATTCTATTCTATTTCTAATAACATTTTCTGAAGATTCGATATCTACTCCTATATTGGTTATATTCGTAGTAGTAATTCCAAATCTTAATTGTTCTAGATCATGTTTATATTTATTAATTAAACGATATATCTCTTGAGGAGTGTCGTGTATATCAACGATGTTTTGCAAATAATCAAGTTGTCTAGATTTTCTATTTTCTGATTGCACATAATGTGCAATAGATTCCGATTCTTGAGTTAATAAAGTTTGAATATCTGTCATATATATATATTATATTTAATAATTTATAATAAATTATCTTATTTATTATAAATGGAAATAGATAAAACTATTTATGAACCTAAAGTAAAAAATTTTAGTAATTTTATAAAAATAATTGATACATTTTTTATTAATAAAGAATATAAAAATAAACATTTTATTCATAAATTAAAATGTCAAATCTTGACTGAATTGAATCTAGATTTGGATGATAAACGAATTTATGAGATACTATTATCATATCATAAATATAATAATTATATAAATAAATTTGATTCTCTTAAAAATAAATTTGATCAAGAACTATGTACAAATTGTGGTCAAACAGGTGGTTTTTTTTATAATAAATATGATAATAAATTTATGAAATCTCTAACAATAGTTGATTTCTTATTTGATATAATTAATTTAATACCAAATCAGATATTAACTAATAATTTTAATTTTGTTACTATGCCATATGGCATTGCGTCATTATTAATAAATCTATTTAGAGGAGATTATGATTTTGCATTTTACTCATTTTTAGGTATAATACCTGGTGTTGGCGGTGTACTTGCATCATCTGCTAAATTAATTCATAGAATGATTCGTTATATGATTAATAAAAAGAAAGTAGAAAATGTAGAGGATTATTATAAACAAATACAATCCGCTAGACGTGTACATGATTTTGTTAAAGATGAAAATTATGAAAAATTAAAGAATCCATATATTGGTAATTTCGAAAATAATTATAATTATAATGAAATTGAAGATTTATATCTAAAGTAAATGTATATGGAATCTAATATTGATAAATATTCACACAGACTTTCTGTAAAAAATAATATATGTTACGAATCCGCACGTGAAGTGATTGAAAAAAATGTTGCTAAATTAGAAGATAAGAATATATCATTTAATGATATTACTAGAACTGCTTATAAAAAATCTAGAAAAAAAATGCATGACGAATTAACTGGGGGAGATCAAGATTTTTATAAAAAAAAATATTTAAAATATAAAAAAAAATATTTAGATCTTAAAATATAATTCAACTATGTAACTTTATTATATAATATTTTGGATTCAATAAATATATAACCGAAAGATATAGTAAATAAATATTTATTCACTATATCTTTCGGTTGATATCAATTGTCGTCTTCATTTCACTATTATGTGACATGTCATCCCTGAAATTAGCCAGCAGGCACCATGTTCTAAACTTTATAACATGATACCTAATGAATTTACAACAATCTGACCATTTTCATTCGTCATAAAAAGGTTATACTGTAAACAGTATTGAATAACCTTCGCGATGATCTCAGGGGTGGGAGAAGCTGTCTGTGGGATTGGAACCCCTCGTGTCTGAACTCTTGGAACCTTTACCAAACCGCAATTGATCGCGTTGTATGCAGCCTCTACATACCGACAGACGACAATTTTTCCTTCACGGCAAGGTATTGTCGGTAGAAAGTACCGAATCCCACTTAATCTCAACAGATTGTTATTCAGTAAGAATATGTAGAACTCATCTATCAGTTGGAGAAGCAATTTGGGAGGGGCATCTAGATTTTTTTTACCAATCTCATAGATTTTGAACAGTAGGGTCTGTAAACTATCGGAAAGCCGGAGGTGAGTGTTGTATTTCATACGCAATACAATACCAATTCCTTTGTCGGCGTGCAAGTATATCCCTTGATCAATGACAAGACGAATAGATTGTACTACCCCGAGTGGAAGGTTGTGTATATGGCCTACTTTAGATTGGTTAAAATGTGCCATCGTAACTTCTTGACTGACACTCGGTACCTAAATTATATTATATATTTTTAATTTTTAATTTTCAATTTTTTTAATAAATAAAGTAGTATTAAATCAATATATTGTATAAATTAATATGATTTGAAATCCAAAATAAAACAATTGTATATGTTGATCTCTCGGCATACCCGGGCCTACCAAGAGATTTGACCTGATTTAAATCCAAAAAGACCATGTGCATCACAATGTCTCTTGGTTGCCATGATGAGTTGAGAGTTTTCGTGGGCCATTGACATATCAACATTACCCCAGAAGTAGAATTTATTGGTACCGTCGTTGATGGTGTACTCTCCATTTCCCAACTGCTTTAAACGGTTTAGGCGAATAGCCCGCTTTGTAGCTTCCAAAAACAGGCAGCGGATCTCTACATCTCCGCATGGTCCAACTACAAAAAGATGACACGCATGACAGTGTCTCTTGGTTGCCATGATGAGTTCAGGGTTTTTGTCGGCCATTGACATATCAACACTTCCACCGAAGTAGAATTTATCGGTGCCGTTGATGGTGTACTCTCCATTTCCCAATTCCTTTAAGCGGTTTTGGCGAATCGCAGAGTATGTAGCTTCCAAAAACGGACAGGAGATTTCTACTTTTTCATTAAGGGATGGTGATAATGTAAGGCGATTCTTTTTCATACCTATGAAGTACTTACGTGACTTAAAATCGAATTTCCACATGTTTTTTTCCGCCAAGAAGATGTTGACTAATTTTACAAGTTTGGTTTTTTCGTCTTTGTTTCTAGGAGCATCTGGGTGCAGTAGTTTGTGCAAATCCCCGGGAAGAGGTTCCCAACAGTTGTGCTCCAGACGCAACACAGTAGTAAGGCCTGTATGGCCTTCATAAAATCTAAACCCATGTTTAATGACATGGTTTACACTGTCTCTCACGTTGATTGCCGCATCATTTGGGGAGTAACTTCCACTTTTGACATCATCGGGAATACCCAAGAAAGGTACAAGTTCCCGCTTAACTCCCGGACTGCACACGTGCTTGTGTTCACACAAGTGATCCTTGTAGCACTCATTGCTACAGTACCTTGCATGAGTGCAACTGCTGCAATAGTGTGTGGCTTTGTCAGCACAATTCGAACAGATCTGAAATACGCAATCTTTGCACAAGTTTCCCCAAGTACAACCTGGGTCGTTGCAATTATCGGGATTGCAATCTTTCTTAACATATCGTCTCATCTTAAAATATGTCAAGATCATACTTAAACTATATCATTAATTAAAAAAATTTTTTTCAATTTTTTTTAATAAATCAAAAAAACATGAACTATCTGTGCATAAATACACAGATAGTTCATGTCAGAATCATAAGGACCGCCCCATTTCGAAGAAGGATCTAACTGTTAAAATGGGTCAGATTACGGTAATAAACTAATACCTTTCATGATTACAAGGAACTTCAAGTACTGACTAAGGCTGAAGTACTGAAAGTATATGAGAAGACCAGGGCAAAGAACACCATAAATGACAACATTATGATAACGCGTAGGGACCAAAACGTTCAAAGAATACATCATTTTTTTTTTGTTCTTCTTGCTCTCTATCAACTTGGTTGTTACGTGACTCGTGTCTACGTGATAACCACGTATTAAAATATGGCACGATAAAGTAGTATGTCAGTAGAACAGAGCAAAGAACACCACCATAAATGGCAAACATCACTTTTTGTTCTTTTTGCAATCTGTCAACTTGTTTTTCTCGTGACTAGTTCTTAACACACTCTATATTAAAATGTGTGAAGATCATACTTAAACTATATCACTACTATAAAAATTTTTTTTCAATTTTTTTAATAAATCAAAAACATGAACGTGCATAAATACACAGATACATTAAAAAAATTGATTCAAATTATAGATAAGATATAATCTAATATATAAAATGGTTTATTACTGATGAACACATTGAACATTACCATCATCATTATTTACTGGTTGTTCAAATAATTCAGGATCGATTGCTTTAATATTTTCAGAATCTTTAATTGGGAATTTATCAATTGGGAAAAATTCTGTAATTAATTTAATTTGATCTTTGGTAAATGATAATTCTTTTTCTACTTCAAATTTAATTACTAGATCGCCACTGTCTTTTCCATTCCTATTCATAACTGGTAATCCTTTATTTTGTATAGCTCGAATATCTCCATCATATATTGGCCCATCAACATCTATATTAATATTTGAACCATCTAATAGTTGTACATTAAAACGTGTACCTAATAGAGATGTACCAAACTTAATTTTTTTAAGTATAACAATGTGGTTTTCACTTACTTTAAAAAATGGATGTTCTTCGTGTGTGATAACTATTATAAGATCTCCTGCTCCTAACTCTCCCTCAATATTACCTTTTCCTTTTTGAACCATCTTCACATTATCACCACATCCACTTGGTATATTTATTTTTAACTGTATTTTTTCACTTTTATCTTTATTTTTTCTTGTAACATTAATTTCCTTTGTCACACCAGTATATACTTCTTCCAATGTAACCATAATTCTTGTTACAACATTCGAAGATTGATTTCTCATGCCACCCATGCCACCCATGCCACCCATACCGTGCATACCACCCATGCCGCCCATTCGAACATTAACTCCTGGTGGCATGCCAGGCATGCCACCCATGCCGCCCATGCCACCAGATCCGAATATATTATTAAATATATCGAATGGATTTACTTGCGGTCCCCCACCACCATTTCCTTGTAAAGCTTCTTTGCCGAATTTATCGTATACTTGTTTTTTATCAGAATCACTTAATACCTCATATGCTTCAGATAATTCTTTGAATTTCTCTTCTGCTGCTGGATTATCGGGATTTTTATCTGGATGATGTTTCATTGCCATTTTTCGATATGCCTTTTTAATTTCTTGCTCTGATGCATTTTTTTGTAGTCCCAGTATATCATAATATTCCGTCGACATTATTATATATATATATACAATATTAAGGTTTAAATATAATTTATATCAATTTTTTTTATGTATTATAAATGGTAAAATGTTTATAGATTCTGATAATAACTGTTTTTTATTATGTATATTCTTTTGTATATTATAAGTTAAACTTTTCAATGCCATTATTTTTTTATGAATTTCTTTAAAATTACCATTATGATTTTGTAAAGTTTTAATATCTTTATTAAGAACAATCAGTTTATCATTTAATTTTCTTATCGATTCTACTTTTTTTATAATTTGGATATTAGCATCTTTTCTTTTACAATAATCACTTATATATTTATATTTTTTTAATCCAGCGATTCTAGAACTATAACAATAAATATCATCCTGATCTAAATTATCTGGTTTAGAATTACAATTTGGGCATCGAATATTTCCAGTTCTATACCATTCAATTATACATGATGAATGATATAGATGATTACATTCTGGAATTTTATATTTGTTATTATTTAATGTATCATGACATATTGAGCATACATCTTCTTGTAGATCTACCTGTTCAGTATCTAGATAAATATTTATCATTTTATATTATCAGGTCTAATAGATAAAAGTTTAAATATTTCAAAATCTCTATCGTAATAATGCTTAAGTATGGTACTTTATATAAGTATAAAAAATTGATTTATATTTATATAAATAAACGTTGTTTATAAATATAAATATAATAAGATGATATGTTTATTTATAGGTCCAATGTATTCTAGTAAAACAACAACACTTTTAGCAAGATTAGAACGTTATGAACTTGGAGGAAAGAAATGTATTATCATTAAATATAAGAATGATAATAGATATGATACTGATTCAATGGTCGTAACACATAGTCAACATAAACATGATGCTATTTGTGCAATTACGTTGGCAGATATAGATCATTTAATTGACAGTTATGATGTTATTTTAATAGACGAGATCCAGTTTTATAATGATGCTGCATTTATGTGTGATATTTGGGCAAATAAAGGTAAAATTGTAGAATGTTATGGATTATCTGGAGATTATAAAAGAGAACCTTTTGAACAAATTAGTAAATTAATTCCATTATGTGATAAAATAACACATTTAACTGCAATAGATAGAACAAATGGGGAAGATGCGCCATTTTCATTTAGAATGAATAATGACACTAAACAAGAAATAATAGGTGGAGAAGACATGTATATTGCATTAAGTCGAAAAAGTTATTTAAAGATGTATAATCAAAAAATTATGTCGAATAAAGAATGTTTAAATACAATATAATATTATTTTTAATTGTTTTTAAAACAATACCATTAAATTCATTTGAAATAATTATTTCAAATTTATATCCTTGTAAAAAATTTATTTTATCACTCAAATTTAAATCAGAATAATCAATATCTGTTTTTGTAAACTCAAGTTTAGTTAATTTTTTACATACATTACAAGGATTATTAATAATCTTTATTTCTTTATTAATTTTATATTTATCCGTTTTTTCAATATGTAAGTTACTCAATGACGTTATATCGTTAGTAACAAAACTAAATTCTTGATTATTTTGATAATCAAGAATATCAGTTTTATTAATATAAATACTTAAATTTGATATATTATTAATATTTTGAGTTATACATATCCCTTCATTAAATATATTTATTAAAAATACATCATCTATTATCATCTTCTCAATTAAATTTAATAAGGTAGTATCTAAATTAATTTTAGATATAAGCATATATATGATATATATTATAGTTTTTTCATAATTAATTATTTATTTCAGATTGATATCATTTATCAATCTGAAACTCATTACTTATATATTTTAATTATATCTATAGCATTTGATTCTCTTCTAATGTGGATTGATCCATTTTAATATCATACTCTAACTTTTCTGCTTCAGTTAATTCTTGTTCTTCTCCGTCTACTTCTTTATAATATACTTCTTCGCCATTATTTGTTTTTTTAGATATTGTAATACTAGATGATTTTACATTGGAATTATTTGATCCTGATATTGTAACTGCAACTATTACTATTATTACTATTACAATTATGGCTAGCATAATCATCCACCAATCTTTAGATAGTTCAAAACCACCTGTTTGATAAATATTTGCGCTTTCTGGATTAAACTTTAATGGTAAATATTTAGTCATGTATTATATAAATAAATATATTAAAAATATATATAATACATGGATAAATTCAAACAATATATAGATAGTAGTTCAGATTTAGAAAAAGATAGTAGATATATATTACAAATAAGAGAGAAAGAAGATGAAAATGAAATAAGGACTATAAGACAAAATACTCGAATTTATATATTATTTGGAGTGGTTATTTTTATTTTATATATAGTTATGAAAGAATATGTATATGATTATCTAATAATTAAAAGAGGTGGCTTAAATAGCTTTACTTTATGTGATAATATTCCAGGTGGATGCAACTAATATATAAAAGATTGTTGATTCGTTTTTTTATAAGGGTTCTAACTGTTAAAATGAACTTAACTCAAAATAAATTTCCTCACGATAATGATAATCGTATTCAAAAGTTATATAATGATGTAAATATTAATACTATTTTTAGTAAAAATAAAATACAAAACACAAAAAAAAGTTTATTAAATATAGAACTTATTTAATAAAATATGAGAAAAATAATATACAACCAAAAATTTTGAGATTACAACAAAGCTGTTGGAAATATAAAATGATGAATATTCAAGAATCAATAAAAAGAAAGGATGACCCTACGTATGAAAATTCTATTGAAATCAATCGGTATATTACTTTACAAATAAAATATAATGATATTATTAATAATATTTATTCTAGAATAAAACAAATTAAAACACATCAAAATAAAGTTCATAAATATTATAAAAAATGTACATATTGTACAAAAATGAATATGGTCTCTATATGTGGCTGTAAATCAAAACATAAATTATGTTTTGATTGTATTGATGATATAAAAGAATGTCCAGTATGTAAAGAAGATTTAGGTTTAGTTCATTGTGATATTTGCATAGAATATAAAAAAGAATTAGTTGATACTGGGTGTAAAAACAATCATCAAATATGTAAAGATTGTTTGGACAAAATTAAAATATCTAACCAATCTCGAGAATGTTATTGTAAAATATGCAAGACGAATTATATTAAATATAAATGTCCATTTTGTCGTGATATAATTAAAATATATTGTGTTTGTCTTATCAACGAAGAGATAATAGGAGAAGATGAGATATTGAATGTTGGTGATACAATCGCGTTAGCAGTCGAGAGATTAGAATAAATATGTATGCGCTGTAATGGAAAAAACATTTTGGATAATATTAAGATTGGTTCTAACTTCTAATGAATCTTTCATAATAAATATATAAAAGATTGTTAATTTTGTAATATAAATAATGAATATAAGTATTACAAAATTATTAATATTTTTAAATATAATAATATCATTAAAGACACCATTTATACATGATATTATAAAAGTTTATGAATTCTACACACCAAGTAATTTAGATATAAATAAACCTTTTAATTTATTTATACCTTATTTTTATAATTCCAGTATTTTAAGTTTGATTACCAGTATGTATGTATTTAATTATATTGGTACAATTTTAGAAAAATTTTATAGAAGAACCGCGTATTGTAAAATTCTATTTTTATCTTTTTCTTTAACCAGTTTTATTGCATATATGTTATGTTTGATATTCAAATATATATTTGAATATTCTGATTTTTATTACTCGTCATATTCTGGATTTATTCCAATACTTTTGTGTCTAAGAATGATATATTTTAATATATTAAATAAAGAACTATATGTACATGGTTTTTTAATTCATTCTAAAAATCTTATATGGATAGAATTATTAATATTAAATATATTTGATCCAATGCATCGTTTTTATATACATCTTGCAGGAATATTAAGTGGAAATATCATATATAATTATTTTATTGAGTAATCAAAAAATAAAATCAGTAGATACATTAAGGGCCCAGCTAAATTTATCTTGTAATGCTTCTTGTAATAATATATTAATATCAATATTTTGTTTTTTAGCGAAAGCAATGGTAATCCTTGGATCAATATAGTTAACTTTGGAAGTCCCTAATGATACATTTTTCATTTCTAGTTTAAGATCTTTTTTCGATTTGATTGATTTAATTTTATCTTCAATTTTACTAATTCTTTCTTTTATTGCTTTTATATCTTTTCCTTTTTCTTTATATTCTGCTTTTTTTTGTTCTAACTCGATCTTCTTTTTTTTAACATCTTTTAATTTTTGATTAATTTTATCAACTTGGTCTTTAAAGTTTTTATTTATATTTTTTTGATGATTACATAACATAGCAACTTTTGCATTTGCTTTATTAAATTCATCAAGTAATAAATTAATTTTATCATCGTGACTATAAGATTCAAATTTAGAAGTGACTTTATTTAATTCCTTTTGAAATAATTTACTTGCATTCATTGTTCTGAATACTTTAGTAGTTAATCCGGGCATAAAATTTTGTAAATATGTATTAATGTCAGATGGATATATTTGATCAAAAAGTTCTGTTTTTTTATCTTTATTCTGCATAAATAATGAGATGTTTGTATAAATAATAGGAATTACTTCAAATTTTTTTGTATATCTAACAGAATCTTTTCCTAAAAAATCTAATTTAATTCGGTTATCTCCTAATAAATCAATATGTTCAACACGCAATGATACAACACCAACAGTATCCGCTTCATCTTTGCCTTTTTCATTTCCTACACGAAGTGATAAATTTTCAATAAAATATAATGCAGTAGCTAATTGTTTAGTTTTATATACGTCATTATTTAAATTTTCTTCATTTACTTTTCGTATATCTCCTAATTTTTTTTTTAGTTTTCTTGCTAAATCAAATTTATTTTTGTCACTTTCTGATTTAAAATCAGATTTATCACTTAATCTGACATATTTTGTTTTACCTGTAATATCTTCTTTCCATGAAGCTAACCATGTGACGGTATTATCATTGATTACTTGATTCCATTTTTGTCCTTTAATACAAGTATCTGGTACTTCTGCAGTTTTTCCAAGATTAAGAATAATATCTTTTGGATATACTCTTTTTTTAATTCTACCAATCATTGGATGACAACCTCTTCCAATAAATATACCAGGTGGTTCAATTCGAAAATTACCAACAGGTTGTTCTTTTCCATCAATTATAGCGACAGTATATTTTTCTTCTAATATAGTTTGTTTTTCTTTTATTCTATCTTTTTCTTCTTTTGTTCTATCTAATTTTTTTCCTCTTTCTTTTTCTAAATATGTTTTGATATTATCAAAGTTAATATCTTCTAATGCTTCGATTCCGAATTTTGGATCAATAAGTTTTTTAAAATCCTTCCAAAAATTTTTATTAAATTTATTATTTACATACTCTGTTCCTATATATTTGCTATAAAATATTGCTGCTTCTTCTGCTTCAGGATTTAATATTATTTTTTTTTCTTTATAAATAATTGGTATATTAATTGGAACATAGTCGGGTGGGAATAAAACACCGTTATGAGTCAACGTAGACCAGTATATTTTTTTATCTCCGCCAAACTGTTTTTTAATCCAATATAATGATATTATATAATTACTTAGCATTATATAATATAAATATAATTTTTTTTATACATTTGAAATTTATATATTTTTTTGTATAAATTTCTTTAAACCTGTATATAATGGTTCTTTAAGTATAATTTCAGGGATAAATTTATTTATATATATAGTTTAATTATATGCATAATGTGTGCGTTATGGCGCGTGTACGTCCCCCAAAAAATGGGATAGGAAATCATATAAATGTAAATTCCGAAAAGAATTTTATTGATATAAAAGAGATTAAAAAAGATTTAAGAAACAATGAAGTAGAAACTTCAAAACATTATATATTCGATCAAGTATTTGATAAAGATTATGATAATGACGATTTATTTAATGACTTTGGTATGAAAATTACATTTAATTTAATTAAAAATATTGATACTACATTTTATGTATATGGACAAACAGGATCAGGTAAAACACATACTATCACTGGGACTGACAGAATACCCGGATTATTATCATTAATGATAAAAGTTATTAAAAAACAAAAGTTAAATTTAACATTTAACTGTATTCAAATTTATAATAATAAATGTTTAGATATGCTTAATGATAATGTTGAAATATTTGAAAGAGAAGATGCTAGTGGAAAAATTCATTTAATAAATATTAAACATGTTTCTTTAAAAACAGAATCTGCAGATAGTATTCTAAATAAAATTAAAAAAAATAGATTAGTTGGCATTTCTAACCAAAATAATGAATCTAGTCGATCACATTTATTATTTAGAATTAATAATGGTAAACATTTTTTAAATATACTCGATCTAGCAGGTAGTGAAAAAGCAAAAGATAGCGTTTATATAAATAAAGATGTATTTCGAGAAAATGCAGAAATAAATAAAAGTATTCTTGTCTTAAAAGAATGTATTAGAGCATTAAAAAATAATCAATCACATATACCATATCGTGGTTGTAAACTAACAAAAATACTGAAAGATTCATTTGAAAGAAAAACGGAAAGTTATATTTTAGCAACAATATCGCCAGAAAAAGAAAATTTAAGTGATTCTATCAATACATTAAATTATATTAGTGATATAAAATTAATTAAACGGACATTTGATATTGTTCCTGAAAAACAAATGTTACCAGTTATAAAAGAACCAGAACCTATATTAAAAAAAATATTATCTGTATCTGAACTAGAAAATAAAGATAAATTACATTTACCACCTTTATTAAAAAGAGACGTATCTGTTCCAAATAAACTATATACAGGTCATAATAAAGAAGCACAGTCATCTCTATTAAAAAGAGACGTATCTGTTCCAAATAAACTATATACAGGTCATAATAAAGAATCACAAAATATACCATCAGTAAACTATGATTATAGAAGATATAAGAGACCACAAGCGGCTATGCCTAATTCAAATATATATAGTTCAAATATACCTAATCCTGATATATATCGTCCAAATATACCTAATCCAAATATACCTAGTGCGAAATATGGTATAAGTCAAAATTGTAGATTATTAATGAATAGTAGACTTAAACTTGATACTTTGAATAAAGAAAAAGATAAAATAATGAAAATGATAGCGCGAAATAGAACGTCTTCACAATATAAAAACAAACTTATAAATATATTCGATGAAGAGATAAATTTATTAAAACATCTTAAACATAATATAAAATTGAATTAAACATTTATTTATATAATATTGTTATTATATAATCATGGAATTTATATCTAAAAAAGATAAAATAAAAGATTATTTAATTTTATCTCTTATTGAAACGATTGCCGAGTTATATGGCATTAACTATAATATTGATAAAAATATAGTAAAAGATAATATTTTAAATAAATTAGATCAGTATAATATCTTAGATATAAATATTAATCAAGCGAATGTATTGGAATTAAAGAATCAAATCATTTCAACTTTAATAGATGATTTACCACGAGATATAATTCAAAATAATGTATCATTATTTAATAATTATAAAAATTCTCACCTAATCGGAACTGGTGGATATGCGAATGTTTATCAAGTATATAATCCACTAGATGATACAAAATATGCTATAAAGAAAATAGGATTGGGAAATAGTTTTTATCAATCAATCGTTGAAATAAGATCAATGGCAAAATTAAACCATAAAAATATAGTCAGATATCATACATCATGGATTGAATCAATAGATTTGAACAAAAAAATAGATAAATTTAATAATAATGTAGCAATCTTTGAAGATAATACGCGATTAGTAAAATTTAGCAATGATGATTTATTAAATTTTATGGATAATAGTTGTTCAACAGAAAATTCAGAATATGATGAATCAACATATGATAAATTCTTATTTATTCAGATGGAATTATGCAAAGATAATCTAAAAGATTATTTGATAAATAATCTTTTATCATTTAATGATAAAGTAATCATATGTAAACAAATCATTGATGGATTAAAATATATTCATGATAATAATGTGATTCATAGAGATCTAAAATTAACAAATATATTTATGGACTTTGATAAAAATATAAAAATAGGAGATTTTGGTTTAGCTATAAATGTATATGATATGAATTATGAAGAAGTAGGAACACATGGTTATATTGCTCCAGAAATTTTAGAGGGTAAATGTTATGATAAAAGTGCTGACTTATATAGTTTAGGAATAATTATATTAGAAATATTTGGTAATTTTACTACAAATATGGAAAAAATAATGACTATAAGAAAAATTAAAGAAAATAAATGTGATATTTTTGATAATATAGAATTAAATAATTTTATATCAGGTCTATTAAAAAATAATCCAGACGATAGACTATCGTTAAATAATGTACATTTATTATTATCAAATTTATAAACAAATATATTTTTGTTATTTTTACTCAAATTACTATATATGATGATATTTTATATAGTAATAATATTAAATATAGTCAAAAAAATTGAATATCAATATAACTATTTAAAATAATATTATTATTATATAATAATGTCAAAACATATACCATTTATTAAAAAGTTAACATTTAATAACAAAATAATTGATAATGATTTTGATGTAATAGAATCTGGATACGAGAATCAACCAATTTTCCGTTTAGGATATCATTATTATACTGCTCAAGTAAGAGAGAAAATGGAAAATAATGACTTGCGAAATAGAAAGTTTTATTTGATAGTAAATGAATTTGAGAACGACGTACCAGATTATAAAGATAATCTAAATAACAGAATGGCGTCAATCTTAAAATTTGATGATAGTACTAAAATAGTATCACGAGATTTATATAAATTATGGGAAATGATTGTATATTTTGATTTAGCAAATAATGATAAGAATTTAACATCTGTTTCACTCTCAGATAATGGAGGGTTTTTACAATGTATTAGTCATTTTAGAAATAATTATTTAAATTCAAAAGGTGATACATATTGTTATCAGGGAGCAGCAGGATCAACAGAAATAAGTGAATGTCTAAAAGGAAATACGAAGAATAATAAATTTGTTAAATTAAATGATAGCCCGCTCGAGCAAATGAATAATACTGGGTTTTTATCCAATGTTACTGCATTAGAAACTTTTATTAAAGTAAATAAATTATCAGATGTAGATTTGGTAACTGGAAATGGAACAGTTGAATATAAAAAAGATTCAAATATGGAATATCAATTATATACTCTATTATTAGGAGAAATAATTACAGCTTTATCAATCCAAAAAGATAAAGGTGATTTTGTTTTAAGAATTGAAGATTGTTTTACTTTTGTAACAATTAAATTTTTAAATATTTTATCAGATTGTTATAATAATGTGTATATTTGTAAACCATTATTTAGTCGTTCATTTAATAATGAACGATATATTGTATGCAAAAAATTTATATTAAAAGGCACAGCAAAAACCAATTTAATTAATAAACTAAAAAAATTACTTAATAATATGAATGACATAATTAAAAAAAAGAAATATATATTTGATATTATAACAGATTATACCATCGACCCACAAGATATTAAAAATATTACGAATATCAATCTACATTTAGTTGCGAACGAACATATTAATATTAATAAAGTTACAGAATATAAAAATAAAAATAATTATTTTGGTGAACAATATCATAAATTTAGAGATAATCAAATTGAAGCAAATAAATGGTGGGAAGAAACATTTATTAAATCAAAACATACAGAATTTGGCTCTGTTAGAGAAAATTTATTCGCATAAGTTTATCTAAAGAAGCATTATAATATTTTATATATAATAATTATATATGAAATATTTATTTATTAATTTTGGGATATACATATTTATTTGCCAATGATTCGCCAATATGAGTTTCATATTTATATTTAATTTGATCAAATAATAGATCTTCTACGCTTAAATTTGCGGTTTCCTTATCTAATAATCTATCGATTATAATTGGATATTTATTTACAAATTCTGGAGATGTATTTTCAATAAATGAAATTAATTTATCTTTATTCATATTCTCATTAACCCTTAACAATGCGCGAATATCTTCTACTTTACTTTTAATTACATCTAGTTCATTTTTTCTAGAGTTATATTCCCTGTGAATATCCTCTAATTTATTAAACATTAAATCTAACAAATCCAAGTCTTTATTTGTCACAATAGAATCAAATACCATTTTATTATTTTTAATAAAATCTGGAAATAATTTTTGCATATCTTCACTAAATTCATCAATAGATATATTCTTATATTTATCTAAATTTCTAAATTTTCTAATTTGATCACAGTGCATTTTGATGTTTTTAACGTTATTGTAATCCATTAAATATTATAATAAATAAAGTTTTAAATAAATTTGTTCATTTCGTTCTTTAAATTACTAATAATAATATCTTTATTCTTTGACTTTAATGATGTGGCATCATTATTTGTAAGTATTTTAATAAAATCAAGTAATTCATTTTTTTTAAATGCTTTTAATTTATCACACGAATAGCCTTGAATACTACTCAATACTTTTAAGATATTATCATCAGTACATGCATTAACAATATCTTTTATTTCTTTAGTCTCTACTTTAGTCTCAATTTCTAAATTCTCAATTTCTTCAATGGAATCATTGCATGATTCATCATCTTCTGAATCATCTAAGTTGATATTATCGGAATTTATTTCATCCATATTTTTTTCCATATATTTAATTTCATCTGTTAGATTATTTATATCAAATTGCGAATCATCATCATCTGAATCTTCTAACTTCAGTAAAGCACTAAATTTATTATTATTTGCATCAATAATAATATTACTTAGATCTAAATTAATATATTTATTTAATACTTCTTCCCAGCTATTACTTATTTCATAAATTTTATTATTTTTTATATTAAATCCAGTTATTTCGTTAGAAAATATTGTATTATTTAAAATTGTGCTATTGTATTTAAAATATCTCCCGTTATCTAATTTATAAGTTAATGGATAGTAAATATCATTTATTTCATTTATAAAAATATTCATTTTATAAATATTTAATTTTTCATCACTATAAAATACTTTTATATCTTTTGTTGTATAAGAAAATACATATATATTAATATCGAAATATGATGCTAATATATATGCATCAATTAAATTATTATTATGTGATTTTAATGTATTAATTACTAATTTTTTAGTAAGATCTCTTGGTGGTTTGAAAAGTCTATTTAACATATCATTTTTTACTTTTTCTTTTAATACCTTAATTAAATAATTTTGTTGGTCGTTATCTGACAAACAATAATCTTTATATAAAATATATAATACTGAAAAATACAATGAATTATTATATTTATTATTTAAATTAATACCTATTCTATCAACATGATTAGTAAATATATCTTTAAAATAATTAAAGTTAGATGAATTATAAAATTCTAAATAATCTAAATCCAGTTTTTCATTGACTATAGAAGTTTTAAATGTTTTAGTAGATTTAGTATTTACTAAAAAATTAAATATAGATTCCAAATCTATTTGTTTCTCCATTTAATAATTAATATTAATTATTTTCTTAAGTAATTAATATTCAATTTTTACGCAACATATTCGCAAAAGAAATACTATTATCAACTAGACGCGATACATATGGTTTCGCGTCTGGTTCGGCTGTATCTATTGTTTCATTTTGTTGTTCTAGTTTTGGTTCTGCAATTTCTACATTTGGTTTAATTTTTAATGTAACAAATTGTAATTCTTTATTCCATTGTTCGTCATTTAGAATTTTTGTTAATTTTCTAACAACTCCATTCTTATCATAGTTTGTTTCTGCTTTATTATATTCTTCATGCAATTCACATAAATTAAATTTTGATAATACATCCATTCCATTCGTATATTCATAATTATTAATTAATACATTATATTGCCATGAGTTTTTATCATGCCATAGTTTAATTTTTGTTTTATCAATTATTTTATTTATCTGCTTTGGCTTTGGTTTAGATTTTATTTTAATATTAGAAACTGTTGTCCATTCTTCTTTATTATCACTTAATTCCATTTATATACAATAAAAATTAATGTTTAAATGTTTATATATTAAATTAAAGACTCTCTTACACAATTATTTACAAGTTGTAAAAATTTTTTATTATCATCTCTCCAAACTTTTGCTGCATCAATATTTGCAGGAGATTCGTCATTTGGCGCACTCAATAAAGAGATAATACTTAAAATAATACTTGTGGCTGTATGTACTGGTCTCCATCTCATATCTGCTGTTTCTTGTTCATTGTATTTATCTTCTCCAGGAGGATGAAGAATTGAAATACATACTGTTCCATTTTCAAATATATTTGGATGAAATATATTATTAATAAATTTAAATTCTGGAGGATATAATGGATAATTTTTTGGAAATATCATTTCTGCTTTAAATATACCCCCCTCATATGGAGAATCTTTTGGACCTATAATTGTAATATACCATTTAAATACATTTTCATCGTCATATCCGATTGATACGCCATCTATAGGATCTTTTTCGAAAATATCTCGATTTCTTAATATAACATTAATTGCCTTCATTTTATATATAACAAGATATTGTATATAATCTTGTTATTTCAATTTTATAAAAATTGAAATTATAAGATTAACCTTAGATAGGATATTATATATAAAATAATGACTTCTAAAAAAAGAATTCTCAAAGAAATGCAAGAGTTGGGAAATGAGTCGAATGCAAATATTTCAGCAGGACCTGTTGATGATAATAATATATTTGTATGGTCTGCTACAATTATAGGTCCAAAAGATTCTCCATATGAAAACGGGGTGTTCTTACTTAAGATTAATTTTCCAAATAATTATCCCTTTAAACCGCCACAAATTACATTTGATACAAAAATATTTCATCCAAATATTAGTAGTTCTGGATCAATATGTTTAGATATTTTACAAAGTAATTGGAGCCCAGCACTTACCATTACCAAAACATTGCTTTCAATTAGTTCGTTATTAAATGATCCAAATCCCGACGATCCTTTAGATGCAAATGCAGGTAGATTGTATAAATCTAATATTGCAGAATTCAATAAGAAAGCAAAAGATATGACAGATGAATTTGCTTGTTAATAATACACTTAAATGTAAATAATTTATATATAAAAAAATGTTTAGGTTTAATACTTAAAATTAAATAATTTGTATATTAATAATGTCATATAACTACAAGGATAGTATTATCGATGATCCTGTCGGATCATATCAAGATAAATTTCTAGACTATGCCACTAATTGGGAAGACGATGATAATTATGAAACAAAAAGAGTCAAGATAATTAGTGTAACAAGAGAAGATAGAGAAGATAATATGGATTTCGAAGATATTATTAATTCATATATAGAAAAGAATAAGACTGAAATTAAAATTTTTGATATTAAATATCAAAAAAATAGTATTATGATTATTTATGAAACTCGAAAAAAGTAATCATAATACATTTATTTCTCAATATAATTAATAAATTTACTAAAAAATATTGAAGATTCTTCCATTTTTAGATTCATAAATTGTTTAATAAAATCATCTAAAGATTGATTATATTTAATATATGCAATAAAGAATAAATATGTGATATGATTGCACAACTCACATCTTCCCAATTTTGACTCATAATTTTTAATAGAAGGTTGAATTATTTTATATGAAAGTTTATTTAATCCCATTTTATTAATAATTTTATGTAATATATTATAGTTATTATTATTATTATCAAATAAAATTATTTTCTTAGTTTTATTATCTATGATAATTGACACCATATGTATGTCAACATCATCCATTAACAAAATAATTAATGGAATATATGTAGATTTTTTTAATAATGGTGGTAATATTTTATCATGAAAAAGAAGAATACTTTTATTTTTTGTATCACTTAAAATATTATTATATACTTTCCCCTTTTTAATATATTTAACAATATTAAAATCAGTATTTTTACAACATATGTCGTCTAAGATTGAATCTAGTTTATATTTAAGATCCATAAAAGATTCAATTTTTGGAGTAGTGAATTTATTTATATTATTAGGTAGGTTATTTATATTTTGAACAAAATCATTCCATGAATCCATAATATATATATATATATATATATTATATGTTTAAAAAATATTTATTTTTAGTACCCTATATATTCCATATAGGGTACGTATATTATCATACAAAATCTGCGGAATTAAATAATACATCAAAAATAAAACCTTTAAAAGATTTGATAATGGACAATACATATGATTTAAGAAATATAGAATATATATTAAATCCATTATTAATAATATTTTTTATGCCCTATATGACACCTACTAATTATATATATTTAATAGACTATTTAAAATTATTTTCAATCATAGTAGGCTTAAGAATTATTACATCAACCGTTACAGAAATACCAAGTTCTAATCCAGAATGTAAGCAAAATAACGGAATATTCAAATATTTACTTGGACATTGCTATGATAAGATATTCAGTGGTCATACTGCAGCAACACTGTTACTTATACTTGTTGCATTTGATAAACAATTAATAACATTTAATAAGTATATAATATTACAAATATTACAGGTTTTATATGCATTATTCTTAATATCAACACATTCTCATTACAGTGTTGATGTTATTTTATCTTATATTATTGTAATACCAATATTTATATTATTAAAGGATAAATTAGATTAAAAAAAAATAATATTAAATTATATGATAAATAATAAATCAAAAGATTCAACTACAAAAATTAATAATACATATGATTATTTTACAATTCCAGGATTTAAATTTAATGAAAGCATTGTTTTAAATTTAATTTATGATATAAATAGCTGGAAAACATGTTTAGAGTATTGTAATAAATATAAAAATACAATTCATAAAAATACTATAAAAAGAATAATTACATATGCATGGGTTAGTTTTTATTCTACATATAAAGTAAATATAGACAATATTACTAATATATATTTAATTTATTTGCAGATTTTAAATATAGAATTTACTAAAGAAGATATCGCTAAAAAAATATACGAAATTAAAAAGTTAGATTTAAATATTAATGAAATAAATTATAAACTATTTAAAACATTTGAAAAATAATATATAGAAGTTATATATATAATGGTAAACTTGATGCCCTTAGTTTATAATTTTGATTATAATGAATCATATTTCCCAGAGACGATAATTAGCCCTATACTCAATAATCCGTATTTAATGAGTAGTAATATTGGACCTTTTAGAACACATATTTCGCCATTAGGCACTGCAGCAGATGATTTAGTTTTATCACCTGTAAATTCAATATTATCTGCACCTTATTCACCTATTGGATATAACCAAGTAGATTATTTAAATGTCAATAATGATCCAGATTTAATAAAAAATGTTACAAAATATTTCTTTGAAAAAACAATGAATGCATGGATGTATTCCGATTTTGAAGATTTATTAACATTTTTAGTTATTAAAAATAACAAGGTATCAGTAATATCAAATAAAAAAGAATTGGAAAATAATAAGAGAGATACCGATATCAACTTAATTGAAATGAAAGTTGATTTCATTGCCAATCATGTTATGAGCAAATATGATATGAAGAGTTTCTTAAAAAAATATGCACTTAAATCAGGTTTAGATTTATGGAAATTAAAAGAAAATAAATCATATGTAAAAAAATCAATCTATAAAAAAATTAAAAGTAGACTTGAAAAACTCGCTTATCATTAAATTTGAAATAAATTTAAAATTGAAATAAATTTAAAATATACTTAAATATTTAAGTATATTTTAAAGAAAGGTAATGGCTCTTCATTTTCATAGATATGACCAATTCAGTGTTATCAAAATAAGTGATGATTTTATCAAATTCTATTATTCTAATTTGAATGCAAATACATCAGAAAATATTTATCCATATTTAAGACATTTTACTATTATTAGTTCTCAAAAAAACAGACATCAAAATGATGACATTGTCACATATTTTAATAACTTAAAACAAATGAATACACAATTTACTGATATTGATTACGACACACTTCATTCTGGAGCAAGACGTATAAATATATTAGTAACTGGAACTATTACATATGACAGTGATTGTGGACGTATTAATAATAAATTTACAGAATTTATTCATTTAAGTACCGGAAAAGAGGGAGAAGCATGGATTCAAATGTCAATGATGAAAATTATTTAACCATATTTATATTAAAGTCGTTTATTTATATATTATGCCTAATTGGCCGCTTGTTAAAGTATATGGATCAGACTTTACAAAAGATCTACAATCAATGTATGAAGTTATAACAGAATTAGAATTATGGAATTATATACGAGATAATTCACCAGATGAAGATAAAGGATATATGTTTACACATGACAAAACTATTCATAAAATTGGATCTCATCCAAAAGTTATCGAATCTGGTCATAGTGGAGCAACATATAGTTATGCTATGAGAATTATGCAAAGAATATCACATGTTGGGTTTGATCAATTCAAAATTGAATTTAATGCTTCTGAATAAAATTTATATAAATATTTAATTAATATTTTTAACTTTTTTATACATTAACCATGCACGTTTAGTAGAATCATCTTGATCAGTTATATTATAATATAAATAGTCATGCTCAACATATTCAAAACCATAATGATTTAATATTACATCCCATTCTACCAAATGATAAAAATTATTACACCAACCGACATTTAAAATGAGATAAAATTATTTATATATTTTAAAACTATGTTTAAAATAATTTTCTAAATGCTTCTTTTTGATTTTCGTTTTTAGGATATCTTTTATTTTATCATTTATTTCTTTATAATCTTGAGGACTTTCTTTTCTAATATAATGCTTTAATTGACTAAAAAATTCTTCAATAGGATTCGTTTCAGGGTGGTAAGGAACGCAATATAATAAATTATTTCCACTATCATTAACAAGTTGTTTCAATAATAATGATTTATGTGGACTTGCGTTGTCATATAAAATTAAATGATTTTTATATTTTTTATTAATATATTTATTATAAAATTCTATTTGTTGTTCTTTTTTTATACCACCTTCTAAATGTTCATATAAAATCCAACCAATTATTTTGTTATAGGAAATTGCAAATATCAAATTATATTTTTTGAAAGGATATTTATTTGTTTTCTTTATTACACGTGTGCCTGATTTAGAACGACCATAAGTTAAAGTCATATTTAAATAAATAGATGTTTCATCAATAGATATTGTCTTTTTATAATTATGTTTTTTTAATGTTGTATAAAATGTTTCTAAATCTTGTTTTTCTTGTCCTTCCTTTTTCTCTGGATAATATTTATCTCTCAGTCGTTTTCTTGTTATTTTATGTTTCTTTAATATGCGAAATATTGTTTGATCTACTACTCTCACATTAAACTTTTCTTTTACCAAATTAGAAAGTTCCCATAATGTAATATTTACATTTTTCTTAACTAATGATAATACGTATTTTATAATATCATCAGTAATTTTATATGGTTTCTTTTTTGTTGATTTCCGTTTTATATTACCTTGATTTTCATATCTTTTAATCCATCTATATAATGATTTGTAACTACATTCAAATATTTCACAAGTATATTCCATTGTAGTTTTATGATTCAAATAGTATTTTACTGCACTTAATTTATAATCCTCCGTATGATGTTTGGACATATATTATAATTTAATATATTTAAAAATATATTAACTTATAAATATAATAATGACTGAATTAGAATTAGAATCAGCAGACCTAATTAAAAAATTAAAATTAGAAAATGATGAATTAAAAGAAAGATTAAAAAAATATACTAATCCTGATAGAAATAAGAAATACTATCAAACACATAAAGATGAACTTAAAGAAAGGGACTATAAAAAATCAGAATATAAACCTACAAAAGAACAAAAAAAAGAATATAATAAAAAATATTATGAAAATAAAAAATTAGAAATTAAGTAATTTAATGCGTATTAAATTACTTAAACAAATATTATATATAAATATATAGAATGGTGAAAAAGAAAAAACTTCCAGATAAATACAATTGTATTAAAGTTCCATTAGATAAAATTATCAAAGATACTGACACAGTTGATAAAATATTCGACTGCGTTGTTCGAACTAATAAAATTACAATTAAAACATATCAATTATTAAGATTATGGATATTAGATAAATATCATAAAAAAGATAATATACCCACAATTACAGAAGACACAATTAAAATGGCTCAAAAATCTATTTTAGAATCATCGTCAGGACCAAAACCAAAAGGAGATAATTTAGAATTATTTAATGAATTTCAACAATTTCATACTTTTACACTTGAAAATGGTGTTAATTTATCTCAAATATTAAGTTATAATGCTATTTCTATAATAACAGCTATTGAAAATAATATAAAAATGCACTATTTTGATTATATTAGAAGATTTATTAATTCATATTTCAAACATAAATATAAAGAAGAAATAAAAGATAATGAATTTAAACAACAATTATTTAGAGATTTAAAAAAAATAAAAAATGATATAATAAATAATACAACTACATGTGATACTAAATATCACAAATGGTTAAAAAATAATAGAAATAATATTATTCCAAAAGAAGTTCATAAAAATGGATATCATTATGATATACAAGTAAAACCACAAAAATATTTAAAAAATATGATATGGATGAATATTAAATTAGAGAAAATAGAAGGTAAAATGTTCCAATTTATGCCATTACGATCAGATTTAATTATTAAACATATTCCATTAGATACAAAATCTCTTATTGAAATATTTGTAGAAAAAGATAAAAATAAATATTTATGTGATATTGAAAATACTAAAGACGAGTTATGGGATAAATATTTCAATATAAATATTTCATTAAAGAATTATGTATTTGATTATACACTTATAACAGATTGTTATTCATCTTCTTTACGGTTTATTCATAAAGATAGATTATATGAAGAAAATTATAAAAAAGAAAAGATGCGTAATGCAAAAGAGGAGTATAAAGATTTGAGTAAAGAGGAAATCGAAATTCTTAAAAAGAATAAGAAAGAGATACAAAAGGAATTAAATAAAAATAAACCAAAAGTAAAAAAAGAGAAAACAAATAATATCGAATTTCCATATATCGACGAAGTTGATAAAAAAGAGTTAATAGGTAAAAATATCTATATAGATCCTGGAAAGAGGGATTTACTATCTATTATAGATGATGATGGTAAACGATTTACTTATAGCAATAAACAGAGAGTAAAAGAAACAAAAAGATTAAAATATCAACAATTAATAAAAAATCTCAGAGATACATTAGGAACATGTGAAATAGAAAACACTTTATCAATTTACAACTCTAAAACGTGTAATATTAAAAAATTCAAAAAATATATAAAAGAGAAAAATAAAGTGAATGATAAATTATTTAAATTATATGAAGATAAAAAATTCAGACAATATAAATGGTATGCGTATATCAATAAAAAAAGAGTAGAAGACAATATGAATAATTTAATAAAAAAAAAATATGGCAAAAATTTGAATCTTATTTATGGAGACTGGGGTGTAACGAAACAAATGAGAAATTTTATATCAACTCCAAATTTAGGTGTAAAAAGGAAATTAGCGGAGAAATTTAATGTATATAATATAGATGAATATAGAACATCTTGTTTGTATCATAAAACAGAAGAAAAAGGAAATAATTTTTATATAACAGATAAAATCAATAAAAAACGAAAGTTACATTCGGTCTTAACATTTAAAATGGAAACCACAGAGAATGAATGTAAAAAAACCCGTATAGATTGTATCAACCGAGATTATAATGGATGTTTAAATATAAGAAAGATATTTCATTCATATATAAAAAATGAAACAAGACCTCTGCATTATTGTAGAAGTTTTGACTACCAAATACTACCACTCCCTGAAAAGGCGTCAAATGGTAGTCGGCTTGAGAGGAGACATGGAAACTCCTTAGAGAGTGCATTTATTTGACATAATTGTCAAGGCATATTAATATGCTACCATCGACATTTAGATTTTCCTATTTTTGAGGTTTTTTATCTCATTTTAAATGTCGGTCGGTGTAATATAAGATGTATAATATTCAGAATTATCACGATATGCAATTTCATATATTGAATGTTCAATATCAACTAACATTTTCTCTAGATAATTAACAATCATATGTTCTGTAATATATAAGTAACCACCTATTTTCATTATTCTATTTAACTCCTTTAAACAAAAATCCAAATTATCTATATGATGCAAAACCATCATACAACTTATTACTGAAAACATATCATCCTTAAAATCATATTTTTTATTTGGTTTTAATTCAACAAATTTTATACCCAGGTCTTTTCTTTTTTTTGTATCATATTCTCCCCAACTTTCTATATCTGCTCCATACATATTTTCACTTTTAATATTTATTGATTCACCAAATAATTTTACTAATTTACAATCACCACAACCAAAATCTAAATAAAATTCAGGCTTATAATTACTTTTTTTGAACTCTCGCTCTAATACAAATTTCATTTGATGTACTTTCTTTTGTCTACCACCAGTTATTACACCATTCGAGGCATAGTGGGTCCACCATCATGTTTTGTATCTTCATTTTTGATTTTTTTAAAAAATCTTAAAATGGTAATATCTTTTAATGGTAACGCTAATAAATTAGCCACTAAACTTGTAGCATCATTTATATGTATATGTCTACCAAATAATGTAATTAACTTTACACCGATGAAGTTTTAAAATGCCGTTTTATTATTGTTTTAATTTGTTTATTTGATTTCACATCTACATATTGATTATCAAATTTTTTATAATCAAAAAATTGATCCAATTTATAAGGAGCGATAAAATTTCTATGTGTTTTATAATATTCTCGAATATTTTTTTCACTTAATAATATTTTTATATCCATATATAAATATTATATAATAAAATATCAAAAAATTAATATTTTGATATTAATTTTTCTATAAGTAGATAAAACAAATTTATGGATTATTTATAATTACAAGATAATTCTTTATTTTATATATTGATATATTCCCAAATTTTTCAAGTAGCTCACTAATATTATAATTCATCGGCGCCTTTAAACAAAAATTTGGTTTCATTATATCTACAATATTTTTATTACCTAAATATAAACTCATATTCGTTTTCATTTTATAAAATATACCCGTCCATGGTGGATCATAAAAATAAAAATCAGCACTTTTATTAAAATGCTGTGAATCCATATTAAATACTTCATAATTTTTGAATTTATATAATTCCAAATTATTCTTTAAATAATCACTTGTTTCTTTATCTATTTCTATACTATATACGTAATTAAAATACTTGCAAAAACTCAATGTATTACCTCCTACATTTGCTGTCATATCTACAATTGATTTCGCATTTGGATATTTCTTTTTTATTATTTTTGATATTGTATCAGCATCTTCTGGAAAAGTTACACTATATGTACTCTCATATGTCATCTTTAATTTATTATAATCAATATTCGCTTTCGGAAATAATATTTTTTTATATTCTACTGTAGTCAATTTATGAAAGTAATTATTATAATAAGAATTTAATTTTAACTTGTTTTTATTTGCAAAATTTATTGCTATTTCTATATTCGATTGTATAACTTTATCAATAAACCTATTATTCTTTTTTATTTGACTTTTTATATAATTACATTTCTCTATTCTTTTTTGTAAATATTCTATATTATTTTTATGTATTTTCTTTATAAATTCAAAAAATTTATTTTCAATAATAATATCAAAATCAAATAATATATTATCATCAAGATCCCTGTTTAAAACTGATCTTTCACCTAAAGTATCATCTAATTTCATATATTCAATTAAAATATCATCTAATTTATGATCATTGCCTTTATAATTTGTAAATATATAATATCCCATATCTGATTGAAATTTTGTATTAATAAAATCATAACTCTCAAATAGTGTACTTAATTTATATAATAATTGTATATTTGCAGCATAACAAGTATTAAAATATTGTAAATACAATGTTCCACCTTTTTTTAATATTTTAAGTCCTGATACAATTAAGAATAGTCTTGCAGGTAATGAATATATTTCATTATATTTAAATGATTTTTTAAAATAGTTTACTATAGATGTTACAAATACAACATCTTTTTCCTGCTTTTCATTAAATGTTTTATCAATTAATTTTCCAGGATATTTATGAATAAAATTATTATATTTACTTTTTGAATACCAGTCTATATAATACCAATATGAGAAAGTTTCACAATTACAATAATTATTTAATATATATTCTATATATTCATATGCTACTAAATTATTATTATTTATCTCTCCCGGACCAATCATTTTTATTATTCCTACACTTTTATTTCCTGGAAGTTTATCTAATATAGATATTAAACTTATTGACGTATTACCTATATAATTTAATTCAAAACCCTTAATTGCAGGTATTATTTTATATTTTACCAATTTAAGATCATGATTTGATATTTCGGGATCAATGTCATAATTTTTTATAGGATTTCTATAAAAATAATGAATAGTATTATATAAATCTAAAAATTCATATTCATTCGCTAAAACAAGTATAAGTTTACGACTATTTTGAAAATATTCGTGATATTTATAAACTGAATCTAATAACTTATTATTTTTTTTTATAATACGTAATTTCATATATATTATGAATATAATAATATATATTAAAAATTGAATTATATATATTATTTATAGAAATAACATTATATTATAAAAATGGCATTTAATATCTCTGAGAACGAGGCAGAAATTTGCCAAGAATGGGTAGATAAAAATATCTTTAAAAAAACACTTCTAAAAAATAAAGGTAAACAAAAATTTACTTTTTATGACGGACCACCGTTCGCCACAGGCAATCCACATTATGGACATATCCTCGCCGGTAGTATTAAAGATACTATCACTCGACACGCACAATTTAAAAATTTAGATGTCGAAAGAAGAGCTGGATGGGACACTCATGGGTTACCTGTTGAATATGAAATCGAAAAAGAACTCGGTATTAAAAATTATGATGAAATCATAAAATATGGTCTGAAGAATTATAATGATGCGTGTCGTGGTATCGTATTACGATGCGCGGATTATTGGAAAAAATTTATGACCAGAATAGGTCGTTGGATTGATTTCGAAAATGATTATAAGACAATGGATTTTGATTTTATGCAATCAGTATGGTCAGTCTTTAAAGAAATGTGGGACAAGAATCTCGTCTATCAGGGATTTAGAGTTATGCCATATTCTACTGCATGTGGTACTCCACTATCTAATTTTGAAGCTAATTCCAATTATAAATTAGTTAACGAAGAATCAGTTATTGTTAAATTCAAATCGAAAACCAAAGACTATTCATACCTAGTATGGACTACAACACCTTGGACTCTCCCTAGTAATATGATTCTTTGTGTCAATCCTAATTATGAATATTCAGTTTATGAATTAGACGGAGAAAAATATCTCATTTGTAATACACTTGTTAATGATGTATTTGGTGAAGGTAAAAAAAAGAAGCTACCAAATAATTTAAATAAACTTGAATCATATACAGGTAGTGAATTAGTTGGTGAAGAATATGAACCTATCTTTAACTTTTTTGAATCAATGGATCATAAAATAGTAAGCGATAATTATGTAACCGATACATCAGGTACTGGTATTGTACATATTGCACCTGCATTTGGTGAAGAAGATTTTCGTCTAAGTGTAGATAATAATATTATTACATCATCTGGTAAAGGAATGAGATGTCCAGTAGATAGAAACGGATGTTTTACAGAACCATTAACAGAACAATTCATCGGAAGAAATGTTAAAGATTGTGATAAAGATATTATTACTATTCTAAAAGATACAAATAAACTATTCAAAAGAATGAATACATCACACCAATACCCATTCTGTTGGAGATCTGATACACCTCTGATTTATAAAGCTGTTCCTAGCTGGTTCGTTGAAGTAACTAAAATTAAAGACGATATGATTAAAACTTGCGATACCACTAATTGGGTACCGGATCATGTTAAAACAAAACGATTTAAAAATTGGTTAGTAGACGCAAAAGACTGGGGAATTTCACGTAATAGATTTTGGGGAACCCCTATGCCGATTTGGACAGACGGTAAAGAATATATATGTGTTGGAACTGCAAAAGAACTAGAACAACTTGCAGGTCTTGAAGAAGGTAGTATTATTGATATTCATAGAGAAAACGTAGACGATGTTAAGATAAAATCACCCGTTACTGGGAATATCCTTTCAAGAGTTGAATACGTATTTGATTGCTGGTTTGAATCCGGCAGTATGCCATTCTCTAGTCAAAAATACTATCTAAATAAAGAGATAAACTATCCAGCTGATTTTATTGCAGAAGGATTAGATCAAACAAGAGGATGGTTTTATACTTTACTTATTATTGGAACTGCTTTAAGAAATACTACACCATTCAAGAATGTAATTGTCAATGGCATGGTATTGGCTGAAGATGGTAAAAAAATGAGTAAGAGATTGCAGAATTATCCAGATCCAATGGATGTAATCAATAAATATGGCTCTGACGCATTAAGACTTTATTTAATTTCATCTCCTGCAGTAAAAGCAGAAGCAATCAGATTTAAGGAATCCGGGTTGGAAGAAATTTTAAGAACAGTTACAATTCCATTAATGAATTCATATAAGTTTTATAATGAACATAAAACAAAAATTGAAATTAAAAAAAATGTTACAATTATTTATGATCATATGATCTCAGATAATATATTTGATAAGTGGATCATATATAAATTTAATCAATATAAGAAAAATATTATTCAGGACATGGATACATATATATTATATAAATTACATCAAAGAACCTGTGAATTTATTGAAGATTTAAATAATGTATACCTTAAATTGAATCGCGATAGATTGAAAGGTAAAGTCGATGAACAAAATTCAAATCAATCATTAAAAACATTATGCCATGTTTTATATAACTTTTCGATTTTGGCAACAAGTTATTTGCCTTATTTTAGCGAGTATATCTTTCAGAAACTTAGTAAAGATATCGGATTAGATTATGAAAGTATTCATTTGTTATCATATGATAACTTTACATTACCTGATATTGAACATCAAATCGAATTTACTAAAATTGATTGTTTGAATAAGGTAATTGATTTAATTCGAAATGTACGCGGTACATCTGGAATTAGTACAAAGATGCCTATAAAGGATATTAAAGTTTGTACTAAAGATAATAAATATGAAGATTTATTATCTGGATTTGAAGATTATATTCTTCAAGAAACAAATATTATCAAAATTGAATATGATAATATTAATAAATATAGTAGTATTCAATATATAGTTGATTCTTCCAAAATTGGTAAAAAATTTAAGAAAGAAACAAATGATGTCTACCAATATATTAAATCTTTATCATCTGATGAAATTACTACCAAATTAAATAATGATGCTTTGGAATATGAATTAGACGATAGTTATTTTAATGTTATTCGAAAAATTAAAGAAATTACATCATATAAAAATGCAATTAGTTGCGACAATGAAGTAATTGTATATATTAATACAACACAAAATGACGAAATTATTTGTAGATATATTGCTAAATTGCTTGCATCGGAAGTTCAGACAATGCGTAAAGAATCAAGTTTGAGACCATGGAATAAAATTAAAGTTAATTTTACAAATTTGGATGAAAAGTTTCAATTAATTTTTATTGAATATAATAAGTACATTACTGATATTATAGGATATCCAATTTATATGAATTCTGATATTATTGGCAAGTCATTTAGTAAGACAGTTGATATTTTGGATTATACTATTGGTATTGGTATTTATATGGATTCAGAAATTGAATTAAATATTGAATAAAAATGAAAAATATATCATTTATTATATAAGTATATTTTATTAAAATGAATTTTGATAAAATATCTGAAGGTGTAATTGAAATTGAGAAAGGAACAAATTATGATAATTTATTAGAATATTATAAAGCAATTGTATTCAAGTTGATATTCACATGTGAAAGTACAATGTATAAGATTACAGATAATGAAAAATTAAAAGCAAATTTATTAAATTCTAGTACTAATTTTCTAATTAGTGAATATTTGAAACATTTATTTACTGGAATATTACATACTGAATTTGATAATGAACTTGATAATCAAATTACAGAAATAATGAAAATTACTAATAATGATCGAGAAATAGTTATTAAAAAATGTTTTTATTTAATAGATAATTTTTATAAATATCTTGAAAGACCTAATCTTAAAGCTTCAGATTATGAAATATATAAAAATAATTTAATTTCGATTTTTAATGAGTATATTGAATATAATACTACAGAAATATTAAATCTATTTGCTGACAATGATTTTGTACTAGATACTAATTATGAATTAACATTAAATAACTATTAATTTATATACTAATTTATTTAAAGAAATTATTTTATTCATCATCTGAATAATAATATAAATCATCGTAATCTATATCACAATTATTATCTTCATCATCTGAATAATAATATACATTGTCGTAATCTAGACCAAAATTATTTTCTTCATCGTCACAATATAAGTAATATTCATCTTCATCAAAATATTCCATTTTATTATATAATAATATAATAAAATATTCTAAATTAAATGTAAAATTATTCTAATATATATATATATATATTATGTATTCAATTAATGGTACTTATATTAAAACTAAAAATAATATAATCGAACATATGCAAAATATTCCAGGAATGGTTTCTATAGATAAGGATGCAATCGCAGCGGAATCTGATAACCGTGGCACGAGTCAAAAAGGTGATAATATAAATTATACTGAAAAAACTGGAGGTATTACACAAACGGTTGATATTGATAAAGAAGTTAATATTAAAGAAGAAAGTTCATCATATAGTGAAAATGTCGATATAATTGATATAGAAATTGAAACTAAGGTAAGTGAAGAAATAAAAATAGAAAAAAAAACAACGTTTGAATCATCTGTATCAGAATCTAGAACAGGTAAAAACCTTAAAAAAACAAATAGTGATGTTGTTACTTTTTGTGAACATTGTAATACTGATAAATGTACTTTAAAATTATCATTTGGAGATTATCCAGATTTATCAAATCAAAAAATAGATATATATGGACCGAATGGCATATCGAGTTTAATTATTCCATCTGAATTTAGTTTAATTATATATTCTAAAAAAAATTATGAAGGGATGAAATGGAGAATAAATGGACCAAATATCATTGGTTGTTTAGTCCATTTTGGATGGAATGATACAATCGCATCATGTAAAATATTTAAAACAGCATCATTAGTAAAAATTTCAATAGAATGTGGTTTCAAAGGTTTAACTAAAGAAATCGGCCCAGGAGGATATCCTAGTATGAAAGAGTTTGGATTTCAAAATAATATATCGGCAATTAGAATCGGATCAGATATTAAATTAATTATGTATTCAGGTGAAAAATTTACGGGTGAAAGTAAAGAATATGATGGACCTCAAACAATTAATTGTTTGATTTCTAGTGGATGGAGTGATAGAATTAATTCTATTATTGCAAAATCAAAATTAGACGAATCTCCTAAAAAAGTAGATATGTTGAAAGATGACTGGATTAAATATTTTAATTCAGGTCCGAATAAAATTATTAAAAGAGAATGTCAAGACTGTAAAGGCGAATATCAAACAATTTATTATAAAAGATTAACTCCAATTAATAAATTAACAAAAAATAATGGTGATTTAAGAGACTTATTTTTAAATAATTGGTTTAGCGAAGGTAATAAATTAAATACCGATTTTGAATTAAATAGTAGTTATAATGATTTAATTAATGAACCAACACCTGAAAAACAAACTACTATGTCAATTACTTCTGTACACTATGGTGAAAATTGTGGAACAGAAATAAATAGTGGTACTAGTTTAGAAGATATTAAAAGTAAATGTAATGGTAAAAATAATTGTGATTACTTGATAAATTCTAATATAATAGGTGATCCTAGTTACGGTTGTGCCAAAGATTATAAAGTTAATTTTAAATGTGGTGATGAACAACAAGATAGATATGCATTTGAAAAGAAAGAAGCAAGTGGAAAAAACATAAATTTAACATGCACTCAACAAAGCCCACCTGCAGCGGATCCGACTACAGAAGAAGCACGCGAATTAATAAATAGTATCAAATTTGACATAGGAAGATTAGACGATGAAAATAAAAAAATGAATATAGATATAGATTTCACGATTTACACACAATTAGAAAAACAAGAATATTTAAATATATTAAATAGATTTAAATTAATATCCAATGACCTCATAAAAAATTTAGAATTAAAACTGGCTGGTAAACCAGTAACAGATCTTCCGAAGCAAATAAAAGAGTACAATACATTAAAGGAGGTAGAACTTCCAATTGTATTCAATAAACTATTGGATATATTAATGGTGATGCGAAAACAATATAAAGAATTCGATACCAAAACGATGTCTGTGGAGAAATTGCGTGAGAAGATAGCTAATCAGAAAGCATGGTCTGATCTTGTAAAAGGAGAAGATAAAAGCCTAATAGTACAAAGACATAAAGAGTATAGTGAACTAGTAATACACGGAGAAAAAAATTTAGAATTAAAAGAAGCGGGTAAACCAGTAATAGATCTGCCCGAACATCTCTACGTAAAATACCACGTGTCCGGTCCTCACGCCGAGTCTTTGGATTTTATGCGGTTGAGCTTAAAAAACCAAAAAAAAACAATCAAACAAGACGAGAAGAAATTGATAATGTATGAAAGTAAACAGTACCGTTTATCAGGGGAACTAATGAATGAACTACTAGTATACCTCGTGAAAAATTTAGAATTAAAAGAAGCGGGTAACCCAGAAATAGATATACCCAAACAAAAAATAAACGACCTATTTGTAAACTTTAGAGAATTAGAAGATTATACGAAACGTGGGATTCCATTGCAGTCGGAAGCGGCAGCGGAAGCGGTAGTGCCGCCGAATCCAGTAGCAATTTATAACACAGCTATTAAAGGTAGTGGATTAGATAATACATTAATATTATTAATTGTATTTGCGGTTTTTTTTTATAAATTAAGAAAATAATTAACTTTTTTTCTTACTCATTTTATTACTATATAAATATTTCTTTATACACACAGTTGAATTTATACCACTCTAAATACATTTAATATATTATAACAGATGATATATTAAATAATGTTAGTTTGTGGTCATAAAATGTAGTAATAAACCTTAGGTTTATACGGTGATAGTTTTATGGTATATTATAACGTTGACCATGAAATTCCCCCCCCCTATAGAATGAAAGTTCCATCATTTTTAAGTGCAATACTATACCAATCACCGGCTGCTATTGAAACTACATGAGTTAAATAATCTGGTACATTACGTAGAGGTTTCAACTGTTAAAATGGCTTATTTATTAAGTGAATTGCATTTTACTAATGAACTATGTAAATTATCATAAAACATACGCACTTTCGGATTAATTTTTATTTTACGAATATCGAATGATTTCAAAAATAATCCGTCAAGACTTTTTACTCTTGATAATGCGACATATGTTTGTCCATATTCAAAAATACTTGAACCTGCATCTATTTCTGCCACATCTAATGTTGAACCTTGTGATTTATGAATTGTTAAAGCCCATGCTAAAATCAATGGTATTTGTGACACACCTATACCAGGAATTGTTTCACTTTGCCAAATATGATTTGTCATTATCATTTCATATCCATTTCTATATTTCACAACTGGGAGACCGTCTTGAATTTTAACAATCGTTCCTTGTGCCCCATTACATAAAATATCATCGTCCTCTATTTTTATATTTACTATACACATCACTTGAGCTCCAACCTTTAAATTTAATATTTCATCACATCTTAAATTTCCTTTTAAATATATTAATTCTGATTGTATTTGTTCACAAGTATATTCACTTCTTTTAGAAGATTCCTGTGGTGGAACCTCCAAGTCAGTATGATATTTTAATTTAAATTCATGTTCTTTTCCTTTTATTTTATTCATTTCTGAAATATTTATATTATCAACCATACTTCGTATCGGAAATAATTTTGTTGGTTTTACCAAAATATCATCAGTAATTGTCCTACCAACAAAACTTAATAGTGTATCATTAATTGATCTTGTCATGCGACCTTCTCTAATTTGATTTAATATTTTTTGATATTTCGGATCACTCTGACGAAATATTTTTTTCAATAAAATATGATCTTCTAATAAGAATGTTTTATCCCACTCTGTAGATTGAAAACAAAACTCACTTGTTTCCTTTTCTTTTCTATTTCCAACTGGAGGTAATTGATAAAAATCTCCTGAAAACAATAGTTGAATACCGCCAAACGGTTTTGAATTTCTACGTATTATTTTACCAACACCGTCTAATATATCAAATAACTTACGAGACATCATCGAAACTTCGTCAATTATCAATACTCGTGCATTTAACCAATTTGATTTTGCATATGTATTTTTCTTTATTTTATTTATTATTTCATAAATTGTACCTGTTCCTATACCTATTCCGCCCCATGAATGTATTGTTTTTGCTTTACATTCTAAAATAGTAGCAGCGCACCCGGTTAGAGCTGTTATATCTACATTTATTCCTTTTTTACATGCATCTTCATATATATGTTTTATTAAAAATGATTTACCAGTACCACCAGGTCCTGTAATAAATAAATTTTTCCCTTGAATGTACTTGTCAAATATTAATTGTTGTTCTTGTGAAAAATCCATTTCTTTTATTTAATTATATCCATTTATATTTATATGCGTTTTAAATATTCTATAAAGCTTTATATATACCTTAAATATATAAAGCTTCATTAGAATTAAATCTAATAAAAAAAGTTATTCATCTATAAATTTTACTCAAGCAAAAATCTGAGATTGATCAGTTAAATCGTGAGATTGGTCAGACAAATCTCTCATAAAATTTTGATCTAGTAAATCTGTAGTCAAAGACTGGGATTGATCTAGTAAATCTGTAGTCAAAGACTGGGATTGATCAGGTAAATCTGTAGTCAAAGACTGAGATTGATNGGATTGATCANNNACTGG